AACGTGTCGCTTACAGGGAGTCCACAGCCTCGGATATCTTGCAGGGAGTTTAATTCTTTCCATGACTTGGAGATCCAAAACGTAGCTATGATCCCTGAAGGGTATACGGTCGTCGCCCCTCCTGGGTTTGTCTGTCATCCATCTATGACCATGGATAGTATCGCCACGACCATTTTGGGGGCAGTCCTAAGCCTGTCGAGTGTGTTCGGAACTCCAACTCTTTCCGCAGATGGTGTGACCTATGTTGATTGTGAACCCTTGGCCTCTCCGGCGGAAGCCCGAGCGGATATCATGCCGAGTAATATCATCCCGGCATTCGAAAGCGGGCCTGTAGAATTGCATTGTATGGCGATTAAAAATATGCCCGCCGGGGATGTGTACTTAGGATGTCCTCCATTTGATAGCCCTGGGGCGGAACTTGGGGATCCTATCATAGGGTTTGCATTTCAAATGCCAGTTTTTGAGAGTGATTCCTCTCTCTCCGCGGGTGATGTTTATCAGGGTAGTATATCCGTCCTTGAGCCGATGCAAATATCAGAGGAATTATCATCCCAGGTAAACGCGGCGCTGGGGGTTCAGCCATTCCATGTGACTTCGGACCTTTCTCCGAACACCGGGGTTAATGTTTCTGTTTATTCGAACCCTGTTGAAATGAGTTCTTCCCTGAGTGTTGATGATATCTTTATTGGTGAATTTGCTGAACTTATCCCTTTCGAGGCTTCATCGACTACTCAGACCGGGATTAATGTCAGTGTATGGGTGATTGACAACCTCACCATTGTTAATGAAATTGGAATCCCTGATGTAGTAAATACGATTATTTGTGAACCTTTTGAAGCTGCCAATTCTGTTTATGTTTCTGACATTAAAATCTTTAACCTTGATTTTGCAACACAATTTTATTATTTTAAGTTGACCGACCCGACAGGAACTATCGGGGATATTTGGATCCCAATTTCCTCTTTTCAGTCACGCCGCAGAAATGGTGCGCCATCTTATCTGCAAGTTGTCGTTCCAGGGTATGATTATGTTCCTGACATCGAAGCCAGGACAGATGGAAATTTAGAGATATATTTGACATATAAACTTGGAAATGAAATTGTTAGACAAACAAAAATAATTGATGCAAATATGGATGAAATAAGGATTGACGAAGGTTCCAATAGTAAATCAGTAACATTGACCGGATATAAAACGGAAACATTCGTTTCTAAGTCCGTTGAACTTGACGGGGCAACTTACCGGGCGACAACGAGCGGAAAGCTCAGATATAGGATTGCAGAACCAAGTCTTGAGTTAAACCCTGGAGATACTGTTTCGATATCAGGGGATGTTTTCAAGGCTGATGTTGTTTCTTACTATTTTGGGGCGAAAAGGAACGGAATGAACCAAAACATGGAGGTAGCCGAAGCATAATGGGAAAAGGAATCATAAAAGGGGGTGGTTCAGGAGGAGAGTATCAGGTTGAAATAGTGATGAACAGAACCTGGTTGGATGGGCAGATATCGAAACTGGAAGCCAACATAACAGCCTTTAACTCAAAACTTTTGGCTACAGAAAGTTTCATGGCTCGAAAGGTTATAGAGCTTCAAATAAAGTCATGTGAGAAAAAGATTAAACTTCTTAACACGACATGCCCGGAAGATGAGACAGTGTCCGCGTGGTGTGGTGACCTTACGGAGGATATAACTGGGGTCGTTTCAACTATTGAGGTCCCGGGAGAGTCGACAAATATCCAAATCAGGCCAGGGTATGAGGGGGGTTCATCATATGAAAAAGGTCGAGATGGTCAATTGACCCAGACGATGGGGCAACCCGCGTCGGGTGTTTATTATAACCTATCGATGTTACCCGGGTGGCAGAAATGGAAGCCTACATATCGTTACGCAAAAATAGATTCAATGGACGAAAACACAGCAGAGATAACACTGTCCGGTGACAAATCGTCCCAACAAAATCTGAACATCGATCAAACAACGACGATAAGCGATGTTGAGATTAAATATATGTCCTGTGATGGCTCTGCTTTTTCCGAGGGGGATGAGGTTCTTGTTGTCTTTGAAAACCAGGATTGGGGAAGCCCGAAGATCATTGGTTTTAAGGATAACCCACAAAGCTGCGGAGAAATCATCCTGGTGGCAAGTGGAGACTTTTGTTTTCTGTGGGACACCGAAACAAACGAGTATTATCAAAAAGCGTGGGATAACTCAGGAGAACCTATTGCTGATTTCCCCGTTCCAATAACTGAACTTGCCGATTGGATGAATGGAAAAAGCGGTGCCGGAACACCACTATATGATTTGTATCCCTGTAGGGCGCGTTCCCCACAGTATGAGGCTTGTAGAATTCCTGAAAATGAAGGTCCATGCACTAAAGTTGTCCAGGAACCAAATAACTGCCCAGATGAAGCAGGAAGTATTGCGGGTTTTAACACCGCAACATTTACAACTGAAGGGTTCATTGATGAGTGGGGCGGAGTAGGTGGAGAAGAATTAATTGAATGGGAGTATCCTGTGTCAAACTTGTCCTTAATTGCTTCCCCTGAAAATATTGATTTACCCCCTCGAAGTTTTTGCATTGAGATGAAAATCACGCGTGATTTTGAGGTTTGGGAGGCTCCACCAGTATACATAAATAACACAACCATTGTAACAGAATACACTTTTAAGAACCCATTTGGTTTTTTCGAAACAACTGAGATTGAAAACAGTAACTCTTTCGAACAGGAGTTTGATTATACATTAACTATAGAAGACCAAAAAGAAGAAAATGTTTTTGGGTCTGGACACATCGGGATCACAGGGGAGTACAGCGAAAAAACAATCGCCCAATTGTGGTGGTTTTCGGGAGTCAAAACAAAAACTGAAATAAGGCCCTGTGATAGGTGGTTTCCTGAAGAGGGTGACTGCCCCTGGGAACCTGCTACGTACAGCGAACTTGCAGAACCGCAAATCCAAGGGGGGGTTGTGACATGTGAAGACACTGGGGTCGTTGATCCATTCGGGGTTACTGGTAGTGGTGGTTTCGTAGAAGCCGCTGAAAAGTTAAGAGGTGTTGCTGAGAAAGATGCAGGAGGCCCCTGGGAAGATAGAG